AAAATATAATATAATATGTCTACTATAACGATATAGAATTATGTTAGATAAAGAAAAACAATTTAATTTAAATATTAAAAATGCTTTTAAAAACGCCTATATGGACGGGTTTGGAGATTTTGACGAACTGACATATAATTACAAAAAGTATTATAAGAGTTTTGTGGGAGTAGAGTGTGAAGATCCTAAAACTGATGTTTTAATGTTTTTACACGAACTTGGTTTATCTAGTGATGTTAGTACTGCTCTCCGTACATATTGACATCTATCAGGATCAAGGGGGCCTGGCTAGAACTCCCTTGCTTAAAAGGAGTATAACATGAGTGTTTTAGAAGAAGTTTATTTAGCCTGGTGGTTTGCCGATCAAGTTAATTTAAAAGCTGAAAAGTTAATAAATAAAGACGAAGGAGAAAAAAAATGAGCAGAAGCTATTGGCCTTTAAAATTAGAAAAAGATATAGATCCAAATAAAATTAAAAATGGTGAGCGCCATAGAAAAAGTAAACATAGTAAATTTCACGAAGAAGTATCTGATTTGCTGCAAGATGCTTGTCTAAGGGATAGCTTTATTGTTGAGGGCAAAGACAGAATATCTAGCCTAATGAATAAAAAAGATGGTTCATTTAAAACAAAAAATGGGCATGAAATTTATTTCTTTACTAAAATTATTGATAAAGAACAACAAAAAACAAGATTTTTTGTGAAAAATATTGCTGAAAGAATACCAGATGGAGAGTGGCCTTGGGGGTCGCCTCGTTGGGAGATAAAAAATTTTGAAGAATGTCCTTGCCAAGATTGTAGAACCAAAGCTAAAGCTGGATTTACAACAAAACTTGTAAATTGTAAAAAATGGCACCTAAATGATTAAAAAGGAGGTATATATGTCTAGATTGAAAGATCAAATAATACATTTTCATAGCGATTGTGAGGTAGCTATTGAAGGAGCAGAGTGTATGAATGAATTTAAAGTTAAATTAATCAAAATAGATAAGAGGTATGACACTTCTTTTTGGTTAGACGACGCTGATGAATTCTGGAATGAATATCACGGCAAATATCAAAATGGTGTTTAGTTATAGGCCTTTGCCAGACTGTTTAACTATACAGCCTAGTGATATAGACGGCTTAGGGTTGTTTGCTGTCAAAGATATAGGGTGCGGTACTAATTTAGGTGTATCGCACATAAAATATTCAACAGATAACTTAGGTTTAGTACGCACACCAGTTGGAGGTTTTATCAACCACTCAGAAAGACCAAATTGTGTATTGGTCCAAAAGATAAGTAAGTGTGTTGATACAGAGATCTACGATTTAGTTGCTGCCGTAGACATACAACCTGGAGAAGAATTAACAACAAAATATAGCATTACGGGAACTTAATTATTATTGTCGTATTATTGTCATATATGTCATGACGCAAGAAAACCTTATAAATACGGGGGTTTCGGGATTTTTTTATTTTTGTCATTTTTGTCAGAGTAATAAATAAAACATACATATATTTATAAAAAATATATTGACGCGCGCTCATCCCTGATGCTATCATCTCGGTAATACTATAAGGATTGGTAGGGTAAGGTAGTATTATAAGAACTTATGAAACCAAGAGTTGCTGACGAAAAGCTAGTATATAATCCCATCATCAAAGATACTGATGAACCTCCAATAGAATATTTTACCCTCGACAAACGCCTTAATCGTAGGCAACATCTATTTATCTGGAACGCAGTCAATAATCCTCGTGAAAGCCTGATTGAGGCTGCAAGTAAGGCTGGATACAAAGATCCACGCCAACAAGCCAATAAGTTGATGATGAACCCACTCGTTAGATCTGAATATCATCATCTTATGAATGAGGTCAAAAAGAAGTATGAACTTAATTATGATCGGGCCGTTCAAGATTTGTATACCATTCGGGACAAAGCTTTAGAGAACGGGAGTTATAACGCTGCAGTTGCAGCTCAGGGTATGCTCTTGAAGGTAGGAGGGCTGGTGGTAGATAGAAAAGAAGTTAAATACGGGACAATAGATCAGATGTCTAGGGAAGAAGTAGAAAAAAGGTTAGCACAGTTATTAGGACAAACTATTGAAGTAAAGCCAGAAGATCCTTCACTCGACAATCAACAAGGCGATAACGCAGAATAATAAGAACCACTCCATAATACCTCCCTGTTTTACATTGAAGTGATAGTTTTGGTTTAATGACTCAAACTATCAAAGAGTCATGTGCTGAGCAGAATTTGGAGAAGTATAAATATACAGATCCACCCAGCAAAAATGGTTGTGCCGTTGGCTACTCAGGGACGGCTTGTCGTATACTACCATTCAACCAAAATTAATCTCTAAATGAAGCTAAAGCTGATAAGACAATTATAGCAACTAATACTTCAAGCATCTTTGCTTTCCTCTAGGTCTTCAATATCTAATCCTTCTGCTAGATATTGGCAATTTGTTTCTGCTCTATAGGTAATTACTTTTCCATTCTCATCTTTGAGCTCGTTGCCGTCATCATCACATCTATAAAAAAGTAAATCCCATACTGCAATATTGTTGTATTTAGGTTTACTCACATTCTTCTCCTTTAAAATTTTCACTTAGTTCTAAATTATTAATAATTTTTATCATGTATTTTTTACCTTCTTCTTCTGAAGGTGCACAATCAATACCTGCTTGACCAAAGAATGAAATACCCAAATGTACGACATCTCTTGAATTTATATCGCCCAAATCTTGGACTATTTCATATAATGACCACCAAAGTTTCTTTAATTTTTTTTCTGTATCTTTATCCATAATTGTTATTGCTCTTGATGGAAGTCTTGAAAATTAAATGTTATTACAGATGTATCTGTACTTGCTAAATCATGGTATTCATCTTCATACTCACTAATGAATAACACATCAAACACATCAGACAACGGATCTAAAATACTTTCTGGGTTATTCATACCATATCTGAATAAATCTATAACATTATTATCTTTGTCTTTTGCAAAGTGTATGTATGCCTCGCTATATTCTATTTTTTTCCAAGTATGATTAGGAATGTAAAAATATTTATAATCATCATTATCGACAACTTTAAAACCTTGTTTTTTTAAAATTTTATTGTTCTTAATATCGTCCAAAGATATTGGTTTATTTGGTCTATAATATGTAGACATTAGGCACACTCCTCTAACATTCCGTTAATAAAATAATATTTTCCTTGATGTTTGATACTATCTCTAACACCCCTATATTTGTTTGCAGTTTTTAAATCACATACCCAGCAAACTGATATTTTATAAAGATCACTTACATTATCTAACTGTCTTAATAAAAAGTTTACGATAGTCTTATCGTCGTCCAAGTATTCGTCAGGAATACTAATCTCAAACCACTCTTGATTATGATTATAAAAAGATGCAATTACATCTGCTTTTATCATACTTTCTCCCACTTATTAGTTTCATTATTGAAAAAACTTGTATCCCAAGATATAGGATCTTCGTCAAACGACCTATTTTGAAAAAGGCATTTACCAAATATTTTAAATTCAGATGCTATTTCACAATCTGACCATTTATCTATTTCAATCTTGTATTTTTTAAAATGGTTATCTGGTAATTCATATATTGTTTCTACACACTCTTGTACTTTTACTTTCATAGTTCCTCCCTATTACTGAATTCAATTTCTAAATCGTTGTCAAACAAAGCATTATGTTCTTCTATTGCTGATATAACATTTCTTAACTGGTGGCGAATCTCCCAAACTGAGTTTGATCTTTCTCGCTCTTGTGTTTCTTTTTCTGCAATATGATCTCTAGTAGAGTGATAGAGTGCAATTTTTTCAGCGTGTTCTATTGGTAAATCTCTAACAGTTCCATAAAACTTACGGCTCCCTCTACCCCTTGCTTTGAATTGGTAGCGTTCTTTGTTAGCTATTGTCATAAGAAACTCGTATAGCTCGTGTCCGTTCGTTATAGGACTATCTAATTGTCCTGTTGGTATATCAAAAGTGTTCTTCCTGATATGCGTAAATTTATTATGTTCTTTAAATTTGTATTCCATTATTTCTCCTATTAATGATTACTAATTGTAAATTATACACATTTTTTTAGAGATTACTATATGTAGCCATAAAATATTGTAAAAAATATTATTTTCATAGGATAGTGAGATTATTAGCATTTTCTCTGTCCCTCTGTCGTCTTGCTAATATAATTTGAACGGGACGGGACGGGATAGCTTTTTTGCGATTCTGACCTGTATGTATAGCTTAGCACACACACAACACCCAGCAGATCCAGAGGGCCACTCCCTGCACATCAGGTAATCGGGACGGGAACGGGACTATTTATAGTAGATTCTAGGTGGTTAAAAATTTTTTTATAACACTATAGAGCTGGAAGAGCTCAGCGCGCGCTGGTTTCTGTCTGGTGTCAACCATAAAAAAGTAGTTTACAACGAGTAGTCATTTGCTATACTAGAACTTCATATTATTAAAGGAGAAGTATATGAAAAATGAAACTGTGTATTTTGAATTCTTAGACGAACTTCAAATGTCTAAAAAAAATACTGTATTGAGTTATTCTCAATCTTTGATCGAAGCGTTCCAACTGCCTAAAGAAGAAGCTGAAATGCTTGTTAAGGCTTGGCGTCTTTATTGTGCATTTAACAGAGGAGTGAAGTATGTCTAAAAATAAAAAATTAACCTCAATCAAGCTAGACGACTTTAGTGTGCTTGGTTATAGAGTTATGAGTAGATATAGCAAGATGAATAAAAGCTACGAAGAATATAAATTTATGACTGAT